AGGGATTGAACTCGAGACCGTAGGTAAACTTATGTCAAAACCCCTCAAGGAGAAGGTCAAGCACGCCGCAGATGTGTTAAACTATCTGAAAGGCTCAGCTAACGAGTCCAAGGCCCGACTCCCGATTTGATATGGCTTTCCACGGGTTTGATGTTTATCGAACTTTCCTAGCAATGAAGCAACACTTCTCTAACGAGAAGTATGACTTCTTTAAGTATGACGGAAAGGTAAACGCCAAGGAGAGTACCTACCAACAACGTAACGACTTCTACTTCTTTGAAAGTCTGGCTAGAAAGCTAACACCTCTGGAAGTCAAAGAGTATCTGCTATCCAACTTTGTGTATGCCGACAACCCGTCTAAGGTTTGGATTGGTAATATTAAAAGGTCCGGTAAGGACAATTGGGTTAAGTGGCAGAAGCAAAACCAAAACCTGTCCTACAACTTTAGTCAGGACCTGAATAAGATTGTTGCGTTGATGGAGACCCGCGGGTATGCTTTCAACGATCTTTTTGATTGTACCCACGGTCACCCCCCTATCCTCAAGCTTTACATTCGCAAAGATCTGGCACTTGAAACCGTTATTATTCTAGACATGGTCGTTGGTTTTATGTTACGATGGGATCAACGAATGGACGATCCTTTGTGGTCTGCTCTTAGTCTAAAGATTAAGAAGTATAAACCGTTTATGTCTATTCCTGTTAAAGATTACAAGAAGTTAATGAAGGAAACTTTCATCTAATGGACAAGAAAGACTACGGGTTCCTGACCGAGGACATGTATAAAGTTGAGTTCCTGCAACAGGCAGTTCAGGAATTTATCAACTCCGGTGTGGCTGACATCAATCCCTACAACCCTTCTGACTCTGAGCGGGAACAGTTGATCGAATACTTCCATAACTTCTATGCTCTGATGGAGTATCAGGCGATCCTTTACACTCGTCTGAAGCTTATGGGTGATAAGGACCTCAACAGTATCCTTGACGCAATTATTATTATCTGTGACGTGCTTGGTCGTGGTCCTGAGGAGTCGGTGATCGAGTTCCACAGCAACATGAAAGAAGAGTGCAAGGCCGCCCTCTCTGACCTCACAGGGACCGACATGGACTCCTACGAGGGAATTGACGTAGACTTCAAGTGGTGAGGGGCTAGACGCCCACTGTGGCTGTGCTAGAATAACCTTGTCCAACGGGCTCCCTGGCTGAAGAGCCCACCAAATAAACTCGCGCCAGTCGAATCCTATTATCCTATCCTAAAATGAGTTTCTCCGATCTTCGCAAGAACAAAGGCAACGCATTCAATAAGCTCCAAAAGCAACTCGAAAGTTCCACCAAAGTGGGAACTGTCGACGAGCGTTTCTGGAAGATTCAGTCCGATAAAGCTGGTAACGGTTTCGCCGTTATTCGTTTCCTGCCAGCAATCGAAGGCGAAGACATGCCCTTCGTTAAGCTCTACTCTCACGCTTTCCAGGGTCCTGGTGGTTGGTACATTGAGAACAGCCTCACCACTCTCGGTAAGGATGACCCCCTGGGTGAGTACAACCGCGAGCTGTGGAACAGTGGTGATGAAGACCTGAAGAACCAGGTCCGTAAGCAGAAGCGTAAGCTTTCCTACTACAGCAACGTTTATATTGTTAAGGATCCCGCTAACCCTGAGAACGAAGGCACCGTCCGCCTGTTCCGTTACGGTAAGAAGATCCACGACAAGATCATGGAAGCTGTGAATGGCGACGAGCTGGAAGGCCGCGCTGGTATCAACCCCTTCTGCTTCTGGGAAGGTGCTGACTTCAAACTCCGTGTGAAGAAGGTTGCTGGATATCCTAACTACGACAGCTCCGAGTTCCTCCCCGTGGGCATTCTGGAAGACCTGGACGACGCCCAACTGGAGTCTATCTGGAAGCGTGGTCACTCACTGCAGGACATCGTTGCTGCTGATCAGTTCAAGTCTTATGACCAACTGAAGGAGCGTCTGGACAAGGTTCTCGGCCGTAAGGGCTCCGCTGCCTCTACTGCCCGTGAGACCGTCCGTGAGGCCGCTGCTGCCCCTTCTGTGGACGTCAGCGCTAAGCCATCCTTCAGCAAGCCTGAGCCCGTTAAGGAAGCTCCTGCTGCTCCTGAATCTGATGCTGGTGACGAGGATGTTATGGACTATTTTTCCAAGCTCCTTGATGACTGATTAATTCTTTAGGGGGACCGAAGTCCCCCCTTTTTTAATAGTTGAAGGATTCTGATATATTAATCTCGCTCTTGGAAGGTTTGGCATTCCTTGAGTTGTATTTTGCTTCTCTGTTATACCGGTAGACGTATTGTGGGTCTAGGATTTGGATGTGTTGTTTTTCTTCGTTCAGTCTTCTTTCATAGGTTGAGTTGGATACTGAACTTGGGAACGCAGATAGTGTAGTTTTTTCTCCGTCGACCTCTGCTGGGTAGTAGAACACGAAGTCCTCAGGGACAACTAGACCCTCATTGAGGAGGAGGTTTCCGTCTGCGTCTAGCACTTCAGGGGTTTCCCAGTGATGGGTCGCCCCGGCACCGACCGCACCGCCATACTTACGATAGATATACTCTTCCAGTTCGCCTTGGCTTAGTGGCCATTCGTTGTAGTAGTCTGTAATACCATTGATCTGTAGGATTACCCAGTAGAACTGTTCGTCTCCATATTGTTTATATGAAACTTGGGAGGGGGTTTCGTTGTTCTGAACTACGTATGGGGTATATAGTGTATCCTCTGCGAATACGTCCTCGCGAATGGTGGATAGGTGGAAGTAATCCACAATGTCCATGTACTCGATGTTGCCGGACCTATTCGCTTTGATTGCATACTGAACTTTCTGGAAGTTCTTGAAGTAGTTGGGAGAAGCCATCAGTAACCTACGCTAGAGGTGGAAGATTCGTGGTCGTTGCGGGTAATTACATCCACTTCCATGAAGCTGAGTGCCATGGTTGTGACGATAGGCATACCGTCGTTGAAAGACATATGCATGTTCATCCCTTGGTTGTTCTGAACTGCAACACTCATACAAGCTGCCCGCTTGAATTGATTCATGTTCTTGTTTGGTTTGCCGTTTGACATGTATTGGACCTGCCAAACGTTGGGGACCTTGAACATTCCATTTTGCAGATTGAGAGGGGCACTCCACTTTTTGAACTCCATGATGATCTGATTGATCTGCTGAGCCTCAGCTGCACTCTTAGGTACAAAAGTGAAGTTGAAGTTGAAGCCACGCAGCTTCGGTCCAGTGTAGAGTAGTTCTACGTTTGGGTTGTAGATTTCACCACGTTGTAGGGCTGTTAGTTGATTTGGGGTCATTCCCGCTGCACCCGCAACAAGGTTTGTTCCAAACTGCTTAGCTGCACCGGCATAAGTTCCGTCTTTGAACTTGGCCTTGAAGTCATCAACAAAGGTCTTTGCGGCGGCCTTGCCACTTGCCATTCCAGCTTCGAAACTCGAGAAGTCCGCTTTATTCAGACCACTAGCCGCAGAGCTCGCCAGGTCCCTCACAACCTCACCCAAGGGCCCGTCGAAGGTCTTGGCCCCCCAGTCGTTGTTCTGGGTCACTGCGGGCGTTGTGGTGGGCATGTACAGGATAATAGAGGCACCCTGGCTGGGGCCACTGCCGCCAGCTGACTGCTGTCCGGCCACCTTTTTGTTGGTTTTGTATTCGTGGTTGGTGAATAGGATGTAGTCGGTTTGTCCCGGCTGCAGCTCCTGTGGGTACTGTAGGACGCTCATTTTATGTTGGCGAATGGTATTCTTAGAACATATGACATCTCAGACTCTGAGACCTCGTAGAGATTGGAGACTGTTTCCTGCCAAGTATAACGTCTGGCCGCCCCCCAGTGGAAGTTGAAACCAGTAAAGCCCCACTTATAGATGCCGGTGACTAGAACCAAAGGGTTCGAGTCATAAACGACACCTGGCGTCTTGGCTTTATAGACGAACACATAGTATTTATCAGGGTCGGGGACAATGACCCCTCGACCCAACACCTCCATCAGGTTGAGCATATTGGTGTCTGGATCATTTTTCTGTCCAGTTTCATATATCTTCTTGATTTCCTTTAGGCTCATAGTCCTCTCTCGAGGTAGTATGACTCGTAGGTGAAAGCAACTCGGAACCTAACAAACGAGTCCTGTTCTTCGCTGTTGAAGCTGATTTGATCTAACTGAACGGGATAGGCGTTGATGAAACGGGCGGTGAATGCTTCGGTATAATCGCCGTTGTAGTCGAAGCTACCTTGTCCTTCTCCACTCTGTTCCAACTTTGTGAAGACTAGATCCTCCACGAAGGTGGAATAGTAGTTCATCCTTTGTGTTCTAAATGCACCTTGCCCCTGGTTTGCGTTCTGTGCCAGCCCCTCGAACCACTCTCGAATTTCAAAGTATGCTTTGTATTCTGGGTCGGCAATAACCTCAATGATAAAGGGCTTACCGAACATAATAGCAGTAGGTTGTTCGCGAACAACCCCCATATATTCATGACCAGCAACAGCAACTGTGTTGCTTCTTACTTCGGGGAGCGCCGCGGCAGTGCAGTAAAACTCAATGAAATCGTTTGTTTCTGTAGAAACGCGACGACTTGGGAGTTGTACTCTGAACAGAGTGGGCCTAGAGGGCCCCTTCTCCATCAGGGATATGGCTCTTTCGTAGGACATCCCGATCTAAATATGGTATATTGGTATTTAGAGATAATGTCAAGGAACCATCAGGGGTTTTATCGGCCAAAGAATCCGAAGAAATATAGAGGCAACCCTGGCGAGATTGTTTATCGGTCTTCTTGGGAGCGGGTCTTTATGAAGTGGTGTGATATGACGGAGAGTGTAAAGCAATGGTCTTCTGAGGAGATATGCATCGGTTATTATGATCCTATCTCCAAGAAGCACAGGAGGTATTTCCCTGACTTTGTTGTTCGTTATGTTGATACTGACGGGCTTATTATTACAGAGCTTGTGGAGATTAAGCCGTACAAGGAGGTAGTAGGCCCAGAAGTAAATCCAAAAAGAAAGACAAAGAGTTGGGTGTATGCGGTCAAGACTTATATTACAAACAAAGCAAAGTGGGAAGCTGCTGAGAAGTGGTGTGAGAATAGGGGATGGCGTTGGCGCATAGTCACCGAATATGATCTGGGGATTAAACGAAAGAAATGATGTGTTAGAATAGGTCTAAATACAGTTGATTGTAACCACTTTATTATGTCCATTCCAAAGCCTTCCCGGCCGGAATATTCGACCACTATCCCCTCAACTGGTAAGAAGATTAAGTATCAACCTTTCACGGTGAAAGAGGAGAAGGTCCTTATTCTGGCTTCTGAGTCCGAGGACCTAGATGAAATCAGTAACGCCATTTCTAATGTCCTGAGTAACTGTGTAACCACTCCTGGTTTTGATCCTCAGGACCTCGCGTTATTTGATATCGAGTTTCTGTTCCTTCGCACCCGAGCTAAGTCTATCGGTGAGAAGATTAGTGTAAAGATTACCGACCCCAACGACCCTTCCTATCAGGCCGAGAAAGAAATCAACGTTGATAGTATTAAGGTTGAAACGGTAGAAGGACACACTCCACTGATTGATATCTCTGACGACATCAAGGTAAAGATGGGATACCCCAACCTTGCCTTCTTCGCCGAGGGTGTTAAGATTGATAGCCTAGCAGAATCCACTGAGACTGTTGCTCGTTGCATCTCTTCCATCGTCATTGGTGAAGAGGTTTATAACCGCTCCGATATGAGCGTAGAGGAGATTGCTGAATGGTTGGATGCCCTCACGGCAGAACAGTTCAAGAAGATTATGCACTTCTTTGAGACTATGCCCAAACTACGTCACGTAGTTAAGTGTAAGAACCCCAATACAGGAAAAGAGTTCCGGGCTGTTTTGGAGGGCCTGGCTGATTTTTTCTAATGGCAATGATGCACACTGACCTCGTGCATCATTATGAAAGAATCTTCTCCTTCAAGCAGTATCATCAGTGGAACATTTCTGAGATTGAAGAACTCATTCCTTGGGAGTTTGACGTTATGACTTCTTTGCTTTCTAACTATCTGGAAGCAATGGAGATGAAGCGGAAACAAGCCATGGCCAACCGTGGATAAATAAAGGAGAAACGATGGGTCTTATCCAGTGGATAGTTCTATTCTAAAACAGATTTACGGAACGACGACCGAAGTTCAAACTTCGGTCGTTTCCATCGATGATACAATTAAGAAGATTTATAAACTCCAGAAGGTTGAGTCTGTAAGGGAGGCGAAGGAGGATAAGGAAAAAGACCAACAAAGGAGGAGGGAAATTCAGCAGGCCAAGAGAAAAGCCGCCGACGGTAGGAGTCTGTTTGATAAATTAAAGCCTTCAGAGAAAAAGAAGCAAAAGAAGAGCCTCCTCGACACAATCATGGGAGCCCTCTCAGGGGTTGCTGGAGTTGTTGGTAGCATCCTGGGTGGCCTTGGGACTCTTCTTACTGGTGCTTTAGGTTCAGCCCTTGGTGCTCTGGGCCTGGGTGGTCTGATTAGTGGGGCCCTGGCCGCTTTGGGTCCTGCCATTTTGGTTGCACTTAAGGCTGCCGCTGTCGCGGCTTTGGCCGCGGCTGCAGCAAAGAGCATTAATAGTGGCGTCAATAGTGTTTACAGGCAGGCTGGCTCTTCTGGTAAGACTGAGGACGGAGTTGCAGTTGAACTCAAAGATGTTAATGAACTTAAGGAGGAATTCCTAGCTTTCCAGAGGCAGTTCGGTCCTGTTCTGAATGATGTTCAATTAGAACGTTATCAGAAGTTTGAGAAGACCGAAGCTGCAATGCGGGATAAGAAGGCAGCGAACGATAGGATGTTTGACATCCAAAGGCAAATTGACGAACTTAGGGGACAGGGTAGAGATGTTGGTCCTGAATTTGAAGAACTTAAGAACCAACTTGCAGAACAGAAGAGGAAGAAGGAAGAGAAAGACGAAGAGATTACCGAGCTTCTAGGTGAGCTTCAGATATCCGATAAGGATATTATCCAGCACCAAATTGATAAAGGTCGTAGGGACATCAATCGTCTTCCTAAAGGACACAAAAGGTCGAACTACACCGATAGACCATTGGGTACTGGTGCCACCAGTGAGTGGGTGACCCATGAGTATGGTGATGAGGAACCGGTCAAGAGACAGACTGGTGGCCTTATTGACACTCTACTTGAGCCTGGTGAGTTGGTCTTTATGCCAGGTCAGTGGGACGATAACATTAGGGCCCTCAACGATTCTATTCCCCGATTCCAGGAGGGTGGTCTTGTTCAGGCTAGCCACCCCCACACAGGTGCCGGCCTTTCTCCAGGCACTGACTCACAAGGCCGCCCAGCCGTCTTCAGTAGGGGCGCCGCAGAGGCTTGGTTGAAGATGATGCAGGAATCTGACGGTGTTGTTACGACTGGTTCTATTAATTCTTCCCGCCGTAGTCCATCGTGGAATGAACATGTTGGTGGTGTGTCTGACTCCAACCACCTGACTGGTAACGCCGCTGATGTTCAGACTGGCAGTTCCACTTGGCACTGGTTGAAGAAGAACGGTGGTCGGTATGGTTGGCACTTCAATAATTATATGGGCCCCCAGGGTTGGCACTTCGATTATAACGGTGCAAAGAAGGATGAAGGTACCGAAGAAGGCGAAAACGCCGGTGGTGGTGGCCAAGGAGGTGGTGGTCTTCTTGGAATGTCTGGTGATATTTTATCTGGAAGTCTCCAGGCCCTTGGTGGTTTTGGTGGTTATCTTAGTGGCTTCTTTGGTGAGATTGGTGGTTTCTTAGCTAATGACGGAGCTGGAATCTTAGGAACCCTGGCCAACACCCTTGGTGGTGCTGGTGGGAATATCTATGGCGCAGCAGCAGGTCTTCTCGGCGTTGGTGGTGGATCTGGTGGTGGTCAAGGTGGCGGTGGTCAAGGTGGCGGTGGTCAAGGTGGCGGTGGTGGCCAAGGTGGCGGCGGAGGCGGCTATGGCCATGTTCAAACGAGTGGTGAATATAGCAGGGACGCCCTGGTTCAAGCTATGAATAGCCACGGTATCACTGACCCCAAAGAGAGGGCGATGTTCCTTGCCCAAATGCATTTGGAGTCTGACGGTTTTAACGCCCGTGAGGAGTACAGTGGTGGTCACGACTATTATGGTGGTGGTAAGCGATACAAAGGTCGTGGTTACATTCAGCTGACTCACGATTATAATTACAAGACTTATGGTGACCTTATTGGTGTCGACCTGGTTAACAATCCAGACAAGGCTGCCGACCCACAACTCGCTGCTAAGATTGCTCTGGCTTATTGGGATAAGCGAGTGGATAAGGCGGCCGCCAGAAGTGGTGATGTTTCTACTGTTACTCGTAATATCCAAGGTGGCCAGCGTCACTTGAAAGAAAGGACTCAACTCTATGAACAGTACCTGAGGCAGAATCTTCAGACTGGTGGTGTTGTCCGTCGTCAAAACGGTGGCATCATTCCCGGCATGGACTTTGGTCTTGGGGACCTAACCGGAAACAAAACACCAACAACTAAGAAAAGAATGTCTGGTGTTACTTCTGGGACTATAACCAGAATGAAAGAAGCACAAGAAGGTTTTGCTGATATGATTGCCCAAGCTACTTCTTCTGAACCCATCGTTGTCTTCGAAGACGCTCCCCAACAGCACACTCAAGTTAGCGAACCTTCACCAAACCAAACCATACCAATGTTACCAGACGGACCATCGACTGTTCAGGCTGCTGAATACTTCTTCAATGTTTCTCTTGGAGGTGAGCTGTGATTAACTCTGACGACTCTCTGCTTAAAGCTGTAAAGAACATCAGTGGTAAGTTCTCAAGTATCGACTCAACCACGAAGTCGATATTTGAACTAGACAAGAAAGAGATTATCTATAAGAAGAGACGCAAACAAAAGGAAGAAAGGGATAAGGCCCGTCTTGCTCAGATAAAGTCCCGCGCCGAATCTGATAGGGAAGGTAAGAGTCCCATTGCGTCTATGTTGAAGGGCAAAGAGAAGTCTTTTGGGATGGACCTCAAGACAGGTCTTCTCATTGCTCTCGGACTTGCCGGTGCTGGAGCTACCTGGTTGCTCACCAGTGATAATCCAAATGCAAAGAAGTTAAGAGATGACTTGAATAACTGGCTCGGCGAGAAGGTCAATTGGTTGAAAGAAGAGGTCAAGAAACATCTTGAAAACGCAATTAAGGATATTATCAGAACTATCAATAACCAGGCCGAAGAGTGGAGCAAGCAGGCTGGTGCTACTGATGTTCAGGAGGAAGAGACTGCCTCCGCCCCTGGTACTATCGCTGAAAAGATCGAGAGACTTCGTATCCAGAAACAAAACCTCAGTTTTCTAGAAAGGATTCAGGGTGTTGATGCTGAGATTGATGAGCAGATCTATTACTTGGAGGCAGGTGAAACTAGAAGGTATGACAAACCTATGGGTGGTTCTGCCGGAACTCAAGGTGAAGGAATCGTCACCGGTGACATTGTTGATGTCTTGAAGGAAACACCAGCAGATAGAGCCAAGGACAGGCAGACCTTGTTGGAGCTGGAGAAGATGACCAGGGACCGCCGCAAGATCAACGACAACTTGGCGGCCGCTTTGTCTGCTGGTGAGGAGGAGAGGGCCAGCAGAATTAGGACACGGCTTATGGAGATGGACCAGGAGATTGGAACTCTCTTGGATGAGAACGATCAGTTGAGGAAACTTCTCCTAAACCAGCGCGATATAAGACATGAGAAAGTCATCCACCGCCAGAGTGGTGGTCCTATTATGGTCCCCGGATATGGTGATGGTGATAAAGTCTCCATGCAACTGCCCCCTGGTTCGTTTGTTCTTAACCGAGAAGCTTCTGCTTTCTTCCCGCTCCTATTCCAGAGTGGTGGTATCATTCCAGGCAAACCCAGTAGTTCTGTTCCTGCTGACGCAATTCGTAGGCAGAAGGGTGGTCCTGTGTACGGAGAGGCGCATATTATGGACTATGCTCGCTCTAGAGGCATCAAAGGTAAAGAACTTGCTTCCTTTATGGGACAGATGTCTCACGAGTCTGGTAACTTTAGATATGCTACCGAGATTGACTCTGGAGAAAAGTATGAGGGGAGAAAGGTTCTAGGCAATAACGAACCGGGAGATGGGCCTAGGTTCAAAGGCCGGGGGTATATCCAATTGACAGGTAGGTGGAATTACGGACACTTTGGTGATAAAATTGGTGTCGATCTTGTTAATAACCCCGCCCTTGCTGCTAGACCCGATGTTGCCGCTAAGATTGCTGTTCAGTATTGGATGGATAGAGTTAATAGGGATGCAGCTAGGAGGGGTGATGTTGTTGAAACTACTCGCGGTATTAACGACGGACTGAACGGTTTGAAAGACAGAAAAACAAAGACAGCAAGATATATGGATGACCCTCGTATTCATCTTGTTGGTCCAGCGGTTGTTGGTGAGGGGAAGGTTGGTCAGAAGATTGTGGGAACCGGAAACCCTGTGGTGGATGTGTTCAACACTATGACAGGAAAACCTGCTGTTGGTAGTGTTATTAGAAAGCAGAGTGGTGGTAAAATAGAACCATACCTACCCTTTATAAAATCACTCAGGCCCGACACAGAACCAAAGCAATCGCTCTCAAGACAAATTGGTGGAGTTGTTAGTGGAACTCAGGCCAGGTTTGAGGAGAACCAACAACACTTTATTGAGAGAATCTCTGAAAGCCACTCCCCCCAAACCGTAGTGGTTATGAGGAGACCGCATGCGTCGCCCCCCTCAGGTGGTGGAGGAAAGACTCCAGCAATTGCTACTGGATCGGAGATAAATATAGTTGAGATGAAATCTAAACTTCATAGGATCTCCACCGGGGCCAAATACTCATGAGTGAAAACTTTTCGTTATCAACACAATACGAGGTCGGTTCAATTACCATCGACGGTAAGGATGTGGCCGGCCTCTTCCAAATGTTATCAATTTATGAGAACCTTTCTAGTCCAGTTATTACGGGTAATATTCAACTCCTAGACACAGACGGAAACGACTTTATCTACAAGAACGACATTGAAGGTAGTGAAGAGATAGAGCTCAACTTCACCAATGCCAAAGGAGACGAACTGGAATTTAAGGGGGTGTTGAATGGACTCAGAAACAAGAGTTCGGATATGGGTAAGACCCTCTATACCTTTGACTTCACTTCCCCACAGGTTCGTAAGAACGAGGAGACTTTCGTAGTCAAGAGGTTCAAAGAAGCTCCTAAAGATATCATCGAGGAGATGATTGAGAAGCTTGGTGGGGAGACTGATAAGATTGAAGGTGAAGGTCTTCCTATGAACTTCCTCGGTTCTAGGAAGCGCCCGACTGATATTATTCGCTATGTTATCACCCACGGTGTCACACAAGAAGGCAATTCGGAAGCTCCAGACTCGGGCAAGAAGCAAGATGAGAAGTCAAAAGGTACCACTGGTTTTATGTGTTGGCAGACTCTTGGTGGGTATAGGTTCAACTCCGTAGATAACATCCTAAAGGGCGAAGGTGGGGAGGATGTTGGCGAGCTGACTTATAAACTTCAGAATAAAGGAGACTCACTGGAAGAGGGGATGGAGTCTATCTTTGAATATGATTTCAAGCAGATTGGTGACATACAGACCAAGATGCGCTCCGGTGGCTTCCGTAATGTAAACATTTCCTTTGATATGGACAAGGGGATCTATAAGGAGTTTGAATATAATGGTGAAAAGAATATGACCGATAAGCAAAAGGAAGCTGTGACAAAGCCAACTCGTTATATCTTCAAGCCATATGTCAATGAAGGTTACGAGAACAACTGCAACAAGGCCCAGGCAAATAAATACGATCAGAGTAGAAGATACGCCTCTCAGAATGCAGCGAGGCAGAACACCTTCGCCGATCAGTTTGGTCAATTTACCCTTCCACCGAGGTTTGATATTAAGGCTGGAGATCATTTCCAAGCAAGAATTCCAAAGGTTCAAGGTGAGAAGGAAGCGGGTTATAATGAAAAGCATTCTGGTCGTTATGTGATCAGTCAGGTGGGCCACCACTTCTTCGCCGAAGGTAAAGCCTACACTAAAGTTAAGACAGTCCGCTCAACCATCCAACAAGACGAATACAGCTCTGAGAAATCATGAACAACTATACTGCAGGTCAAAACCCAGATTTCTTTGGTAAAGATGGGTTTGTTCCCTTTCTTGGGCAAGTTGAAGACGTCAACGATCCAAAACGCGCCGGTCGCGTTAAGGTTCGCTGTGTAGGTTGGCACCCAAAAGAAAAGTCTCAAGGTGAGGATTCTCTCAAGACTGAGGATCTTCCTTGGGCGCGTGTGGGCATGCCCGCAACCCACCCACAACAATCTCGTATTGGAGGTAAGCACGGTCTTCTTCCTGGTTCTTGGGTTATGGGTTTCTTCCTCGATGGTCAGGAAGCAAATAAGCCCTTCGTTTTGACCACCTTCAATTTTACGCCGAAGTCTTCAGACGAAGATATGCGTAGTGCAACTAAGGGTCAAGACGGCAAGCTCACCGAAGAAGATAAGGCTTACGATAAGATTGAGGTCTCTCCTAAGACACAACCGAACATCGCAACCAGAACCCCAGGAGAGGAGGGTTCTAAGGGCTACAAGAACCAGTCTGACCCCTCTGGTGATGTCCCCGCAGATGAGTCAATTGACGAGTGTTCTGGTGGCCCTAGCAGGGAGTCTGTCGCTGCTACCCGCAGGATGAAGCAGGAGATGAAGAAGGGTGATAAAGGTAATGTAGAGTCTCAGATTTATGAGGTCGGTATTGCTGACGGTCTGTGTGGAACTATTGCCCACGCCCGTGAAGACATCCAGAAGAAAGTGAAGGAGCAGGTTCCTTCTCAGCAATCTAGGTTTATCTACAACGACGCTGTTTGGAATACTTACACCGGGAGCTTCCTGGATATGAATGGAATCTTCGCGCAGCTTGCGATGGAGGTTTCTAACACAATGAAGCAACCCCTTCAGTCAATTAAGTCACAAACAGAAGAAGCTCAGCGCTTACTTAAAGGTACAACTCTTCTTGCTGCTTTTGACCGAGATGGTCTTATTCGTCAGGCAACAGACCTAACGACCAGCAAAGTGTCAGACATGATTCACGGCATGTTTGGTTCTTCTATGATTGACGCTCTGTTTGGTCTTACCAATCAGATGCTGAAGAATATAAACAACTCTGATGAACAGAGTTCAAACGATCAAAACCAACAAGAGGTTAGTGCTTCTCCGACCACTCAAATGAGGAACAACGAAGCCATCTGCATCACGGATACCTTCCTGGATAATCTACTCACCTTAACTGATGCCTCTTTGACTTTCTTAACAGAAAGTTCCACCGAAGCAGTAGATGAACAGGAGAGTTCTGGTGATTCGTCCGCAGCCAACTCCAACTCTTCCGGTTTGATTAACTCACTTCTCGGTGGGATGCAACCGGTTATGTTGTTCCCTCTGACCCAGAAGTATTCGGTGTTTGCATCGATCTTTAATAAGTCTGGGCCTCTTTCTCAGGACATCCTGACCAAGTCTCAGGGTTGTGGTATGAGCCGACAATATAAGACCACTATGGGGACTATGCTTTCAAGCATGGGATTCTCTGGTGGGGGTTCTGGTTCTAGTTCTGGTAGTAGTGGTGGTGGTTCTAGGAAGAGCCCCAACGGTTCTGGTTATGTCGATCTAACTACTGTTGGTTTTGGTGGATACCCTGGTGCCGGATCCGGCTCTACCAATACAGTTTTATGTGAAGACGCTACAATTGAGACAGTCCCAGACCCAGTCTATGACAACAATGGAGTGACTTCTGGGACGAGTGACCATAACACAAACACTTCCGCAACAACGGGTACCTCTACTACTGGTACAAATGTAGACCCTGCAACGGGGATCGAAACCAACACTACCTCGGGTGGTGTTGGGCAATCAAACGGACCAGAAGATATCTTCCAGGGTGGCAATCCAAACAGTCCAAACTTTGGCGGTATTGGCCAAGGACCGCAGCTTGGTTCAAGTCCTGTTCCTGATGACCAATCCAATAACGAATCTGTAGATAACCTCACGGGTCAGGTGACTACTGTTTCTGAAGTTCAACCAACAGGAACTACTACGTTGAATGAATATGGTAGTATTACAAGCACTACTGGTTTCTCTCGTGTTTCTATCCCCAGAGGGCTTGGTGCTGTTGTTATTGCTCTTGGTCTTCCTAGTGCAAATAAAGAAGCTGCCCTAAACTTCGTTCAGGGTAAACCAAACCAGTTGATTGTGCTGGATCCCGGCAGGTTCTATTTTTACAATAACCCACAGTTCTCAGATAGAATCTTCCCCTCAATTTACATTCCTGGCTACGACGATGCTCCTACTCCTGTGGTTGACCGTCGGACTGGTGAGTTTGTTGCTATTCTCTCCGAACCTCTTGTTTGGGGTGAAAACCCACAACCTACAGTTACTCTTATCCCAGACGACAGCCCTGTAGGAATTGTTTCCGACGATCCAAACTACAGCATTCGCTTGGGTGGTTTCTTCATCGCAAACACCGGTTTTGCATACACCAACCCAACGGTTACTATCCGAGATAAGGATAACGGGACTAACAATTCTGCTAAGGTTAATCCTATTGTTGTGGACGGTCGCATCGTTGAGATTGAAATTGTAAATAGTGGTGCAGGTTTCCTTCGCATCCCTGAGGTTATCATTACGGACGAAAGTGGTTATAATGCTAAGGTCTATCCCATCATGAAAGTGGTGGAGATTGTTCCTGGGGACGATATTGTAGTCCCTGTCGAATCTATTCAGTGCCCCTCTAAGAACTATCAAAACTTGTTATGACGGCAGGATCTAAGGTACAGGACTCCAAGCAGGAGTATCAATACAGTCAGCCATTCGTGACCCCCTCCGGTCACGAATTCTCTTTCTACGACACGCCAGAGAATGAAAGGCTAATAATCAAACACACCAGCGGCTCTCACATTGAGTTTAAGGCAGACGGGTCGATCTTTATTAAGGCCGCCAAGGACCTACACACCCACTCTAGTGTGAATAGTTCTGGTTCTGAAGTTACCAAAGGCGCTGACAATACAACCCAGCGTTCGGACACTGACTACACTTGGGAAGTTGGTGGGCGTTTGCGCATTAAGTGCTCGGAGTTAGACTTTGAGATTGGATCTACTGGTCGTATTATTGCCGGTACGGATCTCGTCACAAGCGCCAACAACGTCATCACAAAGGGAACTGAATCTATCTCTCTTGAGGGAACTAAGTCCATCTATATGGACACCAAGGAGCTCAGAGAGAGGGTTGTTGCTCGCCAGTCTGAACAAGGTACGGCAACCTCACAACAAACTCCAGGTGGTGTTAACGTGATGAAAGTTCACGGTAACGCTATTATTCAAAACGATGACCCCAACGGAGGTATTACTATTGCCTCTGCTGGTTATCTAAACCTTGTTTGTGGAAAGGAACGTATCGATCTCATTGGTCGTTACATCCCCACTCCATCTGCAGAAGGTCTGGCTACATTCACCCAAAAGGTTTACGCTAACAAAGGTCTCTTAGACCGTTCCCTCATTCCTGGGGACTATTACTTCCAGAGTGACGCCGGCGCAACTAAGGTATACTCTATGTTGCTCCCAGGTTCTACTGTCAATAAGACTGATGGTCTCCACGAGCGCGTTGTTCTTGGCAACGAAACGCATACCATTACCGTCGGTAACGATACCAGAACAGTTCTCTTAGGTAACCAAACAGAGACGGTTTCGGTTGGTAACCAGACACTGCTTGTTGGTGCTGGTAACCGTACTCGTCTCGTCGGACTGAACGAGACCGTAACTATTGCCGGAATCCAAAAGGTCACCGCTGCTAAGATTTACCTGAATTGATATGTCGTCATCCACAGTTAATAGGTCTGATGTAATCCCAACTGCCGGTCTAGAGTATGTTATGGTTCCAGACGGGACAGCAGCTGGTGGCTCATATGAAGGATCCCAGTCTCCATATAGCTGGGCTTCGACAGACATTAGTTACTCCAGTTGTGTTCAGCTTAACGGGTTTCGTGTTCTGACTAGGTATCGTTCTGTAACCGCTGTGGTAACACCTCCCGTAGGGCTGCCAGGAGACCCTGGATACGTCCCGGGGGGCACTACATACACAGTTGGGTACCCAAGTTGGAACCTCGTCTCACAGACCCTTACGTGCACCTCTCACGCTGACTCCACTCCGGGCAATCCTTTCCAACAAGACAACCCATACCTCACAGCAACAGCTGGAGTGTACGGGCCCTACGAGAGTCCAGCAGAAGCTGGCTTTGTTGATGGTACTTGCTACGACTATTTCAAGGTATTTGACCAGAGTCAGTCGGGGTATATTGGAGCTCTCAGTTCGTATACATCGCAACCCATTGAAGGTCAAGATGTCCCCACCACCCCATATGACGAGAACGCAACACCTCCTTTGTATCCGATTGATGCTCTGACTGAGTTTGTTCCAGACACAAGAGACTCAGTCACCGTAACCTATGAACTCACAACAGTTTATAATGTCGGAAGCGGCAACGTCACAGATACAACAACTGTAAGTCATACAGTCACACAAAGTTCATCCGACTGGTCTGCACAGGTTCAGGCACTGGTAGAGAGAAGTTATTATTATAACGGCATCTACCCCTCTATGCCTGACCCTAGAGACCCACCACTTCCTATTGAAGGAACTAACTCCGACGGTTCTCACTTCTACCCATGAATATACTAACCGATACGTCCGGGGAGTTTCACTTCCTGGACAAGGATTACAACGATGTAATCTTTACTGACTGGAACGATATACCTGAGGGCTTTGAGTTCTCTCACGTTATTAAGTTCCTACCTAACATTCCACCCGCTCCACATACACCATCCCAACATTTGGAAGTGGGTGAATGGAATGCCCGTCTAACTAAGTTAATGGAGATTGAAAGAAATGCCAGCAGCAACTAGAATCGGTGACGCCGATATCCCACATTGTTCGGGTATGGTTAGAGCCGTAGGTTCGCCCAACGTATTTGTTAACGGTATTCCCTGGTCACGCCAGGGTGATGTTAACACCCCTCACCTTTTACCAGGTGACCCTTGCCCAGTCCACGTTGCGCCTATCGCAGTTGGATCACCCACAGTTATTGTTAACGGAGTGGGAGCAGGAAGGATCGGAGATGTTATTTCAGGTTGTACCGCAGTAGCATCCGGTTCACCCAATGTTTTTGCAGGACCATAAAGAAAGGGGCTCGAGGCCCCTTTTTTATTAGCTATATTTGGAGAACCCTGAGACCCGAGTGACCTCTACCTGACGGTCAAACTTATCTTTGAACGTACCGGATAGGGTGTGGTCAACTACAACAACGTTAGTGTTCTCGAGGTTATAGCGGAGCATATGGAGAAGGAGTTCCTTTCCAGTCTCATCCAAACTACCAGAGAATACCTCATCCAAGAACAAGATATTTGTCGAGACCGAGTTCTTCAGTCTGCAAATCTCTCTCCAACAAAATAAGAGAGCAAGGTCAATGCGACCCTTTT